AATGTTATAGAATATCTAAATCCTTACTTTAAATTATTTAATAGAATGGAAAAGAATAACGGTATAATATATACTGTTAAATTTTTCAAACAAGGAAGACTACATTGTACTAGGTACATATGTGGAAATCCTTTATTATTTAATAAAATAAAATTAGGAATAGATCCTGATGGGTGACCAATAGTGTTTATCTTTCTAAAAAAATTAAGTAATGGATCTTTAGAGGAAAAAAAAGTTTTTATTAACAGTTTTATCCTTGACAAGGTCCATTATATTAAATAATAAAGAAAGACAAAAATTAATTCCTGACTATGATTCAATAACAAGGCCTTCTGAAATGAAAAAAATCATTCCATCAGGTTTTATTAAAGAATTTGTTAGTAAGTTTAATTTAAATTGTGAATTGCCAAAATTTGATAAAAAAGATATCTATTTATCAAATAAGGCTGGTCCAATAGGGAAAACGACATTAAATGCTTTAAGCACCATATGTAGTTTACCATATTATACCATTCAAAACTTATATAAACTTACTGACGAAGAAGGAATTAATTATTTCAATCAAAGTTACAAATTTGCCTGGGATATGAAAAATAGTAATATTAATCATATCACAGGTAAATTATCATTTATTTATGATCCAGAATGTAAATTAAGAATAGTTGCAATAGTAGATTACTATACACAACTGTTCCTTAAACCTATACACGAGAAGATTATGAAGAAACTTCAAAATCTGCCTCAAGATAGAACTTATACTCAAGATCCATATAATAAATGAAACAATGATTTCAATCAATATTGATCACTAGATCTTTCATCAGCTACTGATAGATTTCCAATAAAACTTCAAAGAAGACTTTTGGAACATATGTTTTCAAAAGAATTATCTGAAGGATGATTTGGAATATTATCAAGCAGGAAGTTTAAAACACCTAACGGTAGTATGGTTTCTTACGAAACCGGACAACCAATGGGTGCATATTCTTCTTGAGCTGCCTTTACTCTAACCCACCATTTAGTTGTACACTGATGTGCACACTTAAATGGGATTCAAAATTTCAAAGATTATATAATTTTAGGTGACGATATTGTTATAAAAAACGATAAAGTCGCTAAATTGTATAAGATCTGAATTAAGAATTTGGGTGTAGATTTATCTGAAGCAAAGACACATGTATCTGTTGATACTTATGAATTTGCAAAAAGATGAATTTGTAAAGGAAAAGAAATTACTGGTATACCAATATCCGGAATTATTAATAACATTAATAATCCATTTATTGTTATGGTAAATCTTTATGATTTTTATAAAATCAAAAGAAATTACTTAAGTTCTTCATTGAATTTAATCCACGTAGTTAAAAAACTTTACAAAGGACTAAACAAAAAATTGAGTACTAAGTATTCAAATTCTAAGTTTAATATGAAAGTTTCTATTTTCC